CAAGACAGAATGAACAAAAGATGGTCTTATAGAATAGACTTCTTAGTTGATGAGTCTATGAAAGGTGGCAAATGGGAGAATGTTAAAATATATTTAGAATAATATGCAAAAGAGAATACATACCGTAGAGATAACAGAAAAATTTTGGGTTGACGTTTATTACAACTATGAACCAGGAGAACCAGAAGTACATACATATGCTAATGGTGATCCTGGTCATCCTGGTAGTGCATCAACTGTAGAAATTGTACAGATCAGAGCATTATGCAAAGATAGAAATGGTAATAGTGTTGACGTAGACATATTACCTTATCTAGAATTGTTTGATGATTTAGATCCATGGATGCTAGAAGATAAAATACTAAAAGAACATAATGAAGAATAACCTACATGCAAGACTAGTGGTAAACAATGGTAAGCTTGACTTTCCTAGTAAGCCACAAGAAACTAGATTTAATGCATTTCTAAAAGAGATACCTGATGGTACACCAATAGATATATTTATGGGTGTAAGTACGGATAAGGGTAGCAATGCTCAGCTTGCTAGAGTACATGCTATGATCCGTGAGCTTGCACAATATATAGGATATACTTTTGAAGAAGTAAAACTACAAACAAAAAGAAAAGCAGGATTATGCTTTGTTAGAGATAAGCAGGAGTATTGCAAAAGTTTTGCAGAGTGTGATAGGGACGAACTAAATTTAGTAATTCAAGCTCTTGTAGAAATGGGAGACTTCAATGGAATGCAGTTAAGATAATTATTTATCTTTCTTTGCTGCTTCTTGTTTAGCCTGTATATCTGCAAAGAACTCTTTATATAAATCAGTTTGTGTAGCAGTATCATTTTCAAGTATACTCTTTGTAAGTTTACCTAATAAGTCTGTATCCATTTCAACATCAGACTCTTGATAAAGACCCTGGTCATTAGCATATGCAGCAAAAGTTTGTAGTAAAGAATAAATGATCCATGTGTGGTATTCATACCATTTAAGATCTAATTTCTTTTCATCTAACTCACCGCTAAGCATTCTTTTGAACTTGTTTAGTGTGGCTGATACATCTTCTGACTTAGGATACACTTGATCAATATAGTATAACATTATTGATTGCAGTGCAGGAATATAATCTGAATGAACAGTAATACCTGTGATTGATTTTTTTTCTAATTGTTTTGCCATGAGGTAAAAATATTTAAAATTTATGAATGAACCAAATATATTATATATAATTAATAAAATAAAAGAAAAAGTGAGTAGCTCAGATTGGGCACCTCACTTACAACCGTGGCTTGATTCAGCTGATCACTACAATGTCGTAAAAGCCTTAAAATCAGCTAATGAATCAGGAGTAAGATTTACTCCAAGGTATGGTGATGCTTATAATGCATTCCTACATTGCCCGGTTAAACAACTGAAGGTTGTGATGATAGGGCAAGACCCCTATCCTCAGCCTGACGTTGCTGATGGAATAGCATTTAGCTGTAGCAAGAAGGGTAAACCTGAGGCTAGTTTACGCTATATATTTAAAGCGCTAGATACACCGGATGCAAATCCAGATCTAAAGAGATGGGCTGAACAAGGCGTGCTACTACTTAATACGGCTATGACAGTAGAGGTAGGTAATATTGGTTCTCATTATGAAATGTGGAAACCTTTTACATCTTCTCTCCTTACAGAGATTAGCAACATGGACCCACAGATTTGTGTTGTTGGTCTTGGTAAAAAAGCACAAGAATGGTTAGGTTACTTTCCCTTCGCACATAAAATAGAAGTGTCTCACCCAGCTAGTGCTGCCTATCGTAAAGGTGGAACGTGGGACCATCAGAACGTATTCAATCGTATAAATGAATACTTAACTTGGCAAGGAAAAGACTTGATTAAGTGGTAAGCTTTTCGTATATTTGATAACCTTTAAAACCAATATATGTGGGACTTTTTTCAGATAATTACTAAGTCTGGTATGACTCCAAATGAGTGTCTTTCACTCTTTGCAGTACATATGAAGATTACACCTCACTATGGTAATAATATCAATAGTTTAATAAACAAAGGATTAATTGAATTTGATGATAAAAAACAGCATTATGTAATTACAAATGATGCTAAAGATATTATGACCAAGTTAGACAACTATTTTCTTAAAGCAAAAAAGAAAACGGATATACAACTTTTGGGAAAAGACTTTGTAACATTAATTAATAATTACAGAGAGATATTCCCAGCTAAGAAATTACCTAGCGGTAAACCTGCAAGAAATAATGTAAAAGCTTTAGGCACAGCATTCAGATGGTTCTTTGAAACCTATAGTTATGACTGGGCCACTATATATAAAGCTACTAAGATGTATGTAAATGAATACAGAGACAAAGATTATTTATATATGCAGACAAGTCAATATTTTATTAGTAAACAAGATAAACACAAGGTAAAACATTCTACTCTTGCTGATTATTGTGATATGATACTAGAAGGTATTGACACAGAAGATGAACATTTTAAAGAAAAAGTAGTATAATGGCAAAAGCAAAAGAAGCTTGGGTAGGGCAATACGCTGCCTTCAATGAAGCACTTAAGTATATGTACCGTAGACAAACCGGTGAGGAAAAGTCTATATATACTCCTTGGCCTAAGTTTAATGATGCTACAACTGATGGATTAGAATGGAATACTCTTACAGTTATAGGTGGTAGACCTGGTTCAGGTAAAACACTTATTAAAGATCAGATAGTAAGAGAATCATTTGTATTAAATCCAGCAGATGACTTTAGAGTATTAGAGTTTCAGTTTGAGATGGTTGGTAGAACCTCAGCAATTAGAGAGTTCTCATCAATCACAGGTAAAACATATAAAGAATTATGTAGTGCCGGTAGTAAACTAAAAACAGATATTCTAAATAAATGTCATGCTTATGCTAAAGAAAGGGTCAAGCACCCTGTAGATATAGTAAGTAAACCTTTGACTGTAAATCAAATGCGTGATCAAATAGATATGTATATGAATTTACATAAGGGTGCTAAAACTATAATAACACTAGATCATACCATGCTTGTTAAAAGAGCACCTTATCAGAATAGTAGCTTAGATATGCTATTTGAGTTAGGTGAATTCTTTACACAGACAAAGCGTGAGTATCCATGTTTGTTTGTTGTTATCTCACAATTAAATAGAAACATTGATAACCCTGACAGGGCTGTTGATGGTAAGTATGGTAACTATGTACTTGAGTCAGACATATTTGGCTCAGATGCAATGTTACAACATGCTGATACATTAATTGGTATAAATAGACCAGCAAAACAAAAGATTAGATTCTATGGGCCAGATAGGTATATCATAGAAGATGATAGAACTCTTGTATTACATTTCTTGAAAGCAAGAAACGGTGATGCTAGAATGAGTTTCTTCAAGGCTAAATTTGAACAAATGGAAATAGCTGAGATGAAAACACCTGAACAACAGCAACGGAGATAAACCTATTTATTTTTCTCCCCAGCTGCTAGTTGCACGTTTAAAAATTATTAAATGATAAGTACTAAAAATAAAAGTTATATGTCACCAGATGAAAGAAAAGCAAAAGTTAAAAAGTTGCGTGAGACACACCAAGCGTGGTTTAATGACAACAAGTTAACTGATGCACTATACATACCTAAGATGGCTTACAGGCCACCTGGTAAGGATGAACTGCATGTCAGCTTCTTTCCTAGTGAACTAGAGAAAGATGAAGACGTGTACACTGAATTTGTAAGTATTGATTATGAATCAGAAGACCCAAAAAGGACTTTATATCTACATAAACGTAATTCACATTGGCGTGAAGAATATGAATTAGTAGAGAGTAAGTCTGGTTATCAAAGACATTTGATACCGGTCAGTGAATTAGTAGTGATTAGAGATATCACAGACAATGCAGCAAAAGTTATAGAAGACTTTGCTAACTTGCCTGATCCTGATAATAAAAAAGATCCTACTGTTAAAGATGTGCTTGGAGAGATTAATGCTTCTTTACAAGCTATAAATAAAACAATGTATCACATATTAAATAAAATGAATTAAATGGCACAATCTGTATTAATTATTGCTGACTCAGGCACAGGTAAATCAACAAGTATGAGACACCTAGATCCTAAGTCAACTGTTATAATCAACATTGCTAATAAGCCTTTACCTTTTAAGGGCTGGAAGAGCAAGTATACTGTAATGAACAAAGATAATCCAAAGGGTAATCTTGTAGCTGTTTCATCTGCTGCTGGTATAGGCAAAGCAATGAAACATGTAAATGATAATATGCCTCACATCAAGACATTAGTTGTTGATGACTGGCAATATATGAGTTCTTTTGAATACTTTGATAGAGCAAATGAGAAAGGCTATGATAAGTTCACTCAAATAGCGGCTAACCTTGCACAAATAGCAAAGATGCCTAAAGATATGAGAGATGACCTTACTATATATTTCTTAACTCACTCAGAAGATTCAACTGATATTAATGGTAACCGTAGAGTTAAAGCAAAAACTGTTGGTAAAATGATAGATAATGCATTAACTTTGGAAGGTCTCTTTAGTATTGTCCTATTTGGGAAAGTAGTAAAGGATGACAAAGGTGTATATCATTATGGGTTTGATACCCAAAACAATGGAGAAAACACATGTAAATCTCCAATGGGTATGTTTGAAGATTCATTCATACCAAATGATCTTGCATACGTGAATAAATGCATAGATGAGTATAATAATTAATTAATTAAAATTTAAAGAAAGTATGTTAAGTACAAAAGACATGTCCGCTGGAAGCGGCAGAGTAAAACCAGTAATGGGTTCAGGTAACAATGTTATCAGAATCAACAGTGTAACATTTGATGTTACTCCATATGATGCAGATGCATATAATATTGTATTACATGTAGAAGGTAAACCAGAAGAAGGAGAATTCCAAGGTTTCTTGAAAGATGTAGCTAATCCAGAAGGCCCAAGATATGAAGGTCAAGTTGGTAGAATTAGATTTGCTCCATATCCATACAAGGATACTACATTACCAAGTGGTGTAGAAATATCTAGAGATAATGAAGTACTTAAAGCTATGATTTATCTTAGTGAAGTACTAAATAAAAGAGATGCTTTAGATAAGATTGAGGCAAATACCATAGAAGACTTTATGGTTGAGTGTAATAAGTTATTCTCTAACAGTGAGTTCTTTAATGCTTGTATTGGCGGTAGAGAGTGGGAAAACAAAGACGGTTATGTAAACCTAGATCTGTTCTTACCACGTATGTCAAAAGATGGGATACCATTAGAAGCTCTAAATAAAGAGAACAGCAGACTACTAACATTCAATGAAAAGGATCACTTGAGAAGAATTCAAAAGAAAGAAAGTTCTTCTACAGGTAGTTTTGAGCCAGCAAAGACAACAGTAAATGCTGGTGATGACTTTGATTTGTAAATATTAATAATGATAAGGGGTGGTTTTCGTGGTTGACTTCCACCCTTTTGATTTATTTATTATATTTATAGAATGCTAAATACAAAAAACTTAGTATCAAGAGAATCAAATGTACCTAGTTATTGGGTATTCCAACACTATCTAACACTATCAGAAACACTTACGGGTCAAGACATTAAAATTAAATCTGTATTTAATCCTACTGAGAGAACACCATCAATGTGTATCTTTGTAGACAAATCTATAATGCAGTATAAATTTAAATGCTTTTCTACTGGTAAGTATGGAAGTAAGATAGATCTTGTGAAAGAATTGTTTAGTATAGATTATTCACAAGCAGTAACCCGGATAGTAGAAGACTATAATAAATATGCTAAGACAAACGGATCTGGTAAAACAGATTTTAAAATAGCTGCAAAATGGAAAGTTGACTTTATAAAAGAAAGAAGTTGGTTTGACATTGACGCTGAATATTGGTTAGCATATAATATTGGCAGTAGTTTATTAAAGGAATATAACGTTAGACCTATAGACTACTACAATATGGTCAAAGAAGATGATGGTGAAATCAAATCATTACAAATTAAAGGTAAACACATGTATGGTTACTTTGATAAAGAAGGTAATATCTATAAGATATATCAACCTCTATCAAAAAGGCATAAGTTTCATAAGGTTAAACCCTATTTACAAGGATATGACCAATTGAAATTCAATCAGCCTTATTTAGTTATATGTTCATCACTTAAAGATGCAATGTGTCTTAAGAGCTTTGGGTTCAAACTTGAAGTAATTGCACCTGACAGTGAGAATACAATAATAAAACCGTATATTGTTGAAAATTTAAAGAAGAAGTATAAGAAAGTAATAACATTGTTTGACAATGATGAAGCAGGCAAAAAAGCTATAGATAAGTATAAAGAGATGTATAACTTAGATGGCTGCTCACTGAATAATTGTAAAGATATTTCAGATGCTGTAAAGCAACACTCTGCACAAACAATTGCACATTCTCTTAGATCTCTTTTAATAACAACCTTAAAACAATAGTTATGAAGTGGTTTATACCAGGTAATGTACCAAGTAGTAAGAACGGAAGAAGATGGACAGGCAAATATTTTATTGCAAGTAAGACTGTAATGAATTATAGAAAGAAAACAAAACAGTATTTTGAACAATATGGTCCTTTGTTTGCAAAGGAACTTGAAAAATACAAACTCCCTGTTAAAATAGCTTTCACTTTTATTAGAGGTACAAGACACAAGTTTGATTATATAAATCCTGCACAAACAATACAGGATGATATGGTTAAGCACGGATGGATTGAAGATGATGATATGAATCATATAGTACCAGTGTTCCCTGAATACAGGTATGACAAAGTAAATCCAGGTGTATTTATAGAAATCTTAAAAGAAGAAGAAGAAAATGTACAATCAAAAGGACATAGAAAAGACAAACATATTAAAGACAGCACTACTTCAAAAGCTAAAAGATCAAGGAATAGCAGAAATACAAATTAATTTCTCTGGTTCTGGTGACAGTGGGGATATAGATGAAGTAGAATATATAGACATGAATGGACTTAGTTCATGGCAACAAGGGTATCAAGGCCCTGAGAATCCAAATGAAACTGAAGATCAAATAAGAGACCTATTCTATGATAAGGTAGATTATGAAGCGTGTAAGCACGGTGACTGGGTAAATAATGAAGGAGGTTATGGTAACTTGACTATAAATACAGATACCGGTTCATTTGAGCTTCAGTATTATCAAAGAACTGTAGAGTCTTATACAAGTGAAGGTGACTCAGTGTTTGATAAATTTGACAACAGTTTTGATGATATACCATTACAATATAAAGTAAGGATGGGTCAGCTGCCTGGTACATACCAGCAGTAGATTTTTTTGTCCTATTTATATTTCTCCCTAGCTGAAATTTGATAATTTATTTATATGGCACACCCGCTACTACACAGCAAGAGTTCTTGCAGGAAGTGGGGTGGACAAACTAGTGACTATGAACCAATACATAATTGGTTTGATGACACTAAAAGATGGTTGGGTCACTCTAATCACCGTATGTTCCGCCACCACTCTGAAGGGATCTTTGAAGCAGAACAAATATTTGGAAAAAGTTTTATCAACTCAGATGGTAAAACAGTATATACAAGATATGTTGGAGAACAACATGTAAAAGAAGATTGCAATGGTTATATACCATCTGCAAAAGAATGGATGACATGTATAATGGGTAATGTCAGACCTAAATGGATGAGAAAAGCCCAACTAATTAATGATTAATGGAAAAAGAAGATTTTAAGAATATACAAGCACTATTGAATGGTGCACCTGATGATTATGAGATTGCATTATCTAATATTAAAAATATGAAACCTCATGAAATCTTTATACTATTACTTGGCAAAGACCTTGTAAGTGAGAAACGCGCTAATTTTATTAAAGAGTTTCCTGCAATAAATTGGCCTGAAGGTAAAGACTTTACTTATAGGGCTTTATATAAAAGATGTAAGAATATGCCACCTAAAGTACAGGAGGTTTTTACAGATATAATATCTAGACAAATATACAATGGATATTTGTGTGAGACATTTGAATTTGTAGAAGAACTAAAAATAGAGATAAAATGGTAAGAGAATATTTATCTAAAGCAATTAAGACACTAATACTTGAGGAGCCCTTTTACGGGCTCTTTATTGTTGGTCTCAATAAAACATATAGAACAGACATACCTACAGCAGGTGTAAGTCAAAATGGTATAGGAGTACAACTAGTAGTAAATCCAGAGTACCTTGAGAATCTTAATGAAGATCAAAGGAAAGGATTACTTAAACATGAAGTTCTTCATATATCATTTGGTCACTTGCTTACAAGGAATCTCTATAGTGATAAGCAATTATTTAATATTGCTGCAGATATAGAGATTAACCAATATATTACAGAACGTTGTTTGCCAGAAGGAGGATTAACATTAAATAGTTTTCCTGAACTTAATTTGCCGGCTAAAGCAGGTACTGATAAGTACTATGAATTATTACAGCAAGCTAAGAAAGATAATACATCTCCATCTCTTGATAATTTATTAGGTCAAATGGATGGTAATAGTCAGTATTGTCATAATACATGGGATGAGTTTGATAATCTACCTGAGTCAGAAAAGAAACTGATTAAGAAACAAGTGGAGCATCAGATAAAAGAAGTGGCACAACAAACAGAAAAGAGAAGAGGAAACATACCAGGAGAATTGGCAGAGTTAATACGTAAATTATTAAATATTACTCCACCTAAATTCAATTGGAAAGCTTATCTAAAAAGATTTGTAGGTAACTCTAGTGTAATATATACTAAGAAGCTTAGAAGGAAGTATAACAAAAGGTATAGTGAAAACCCAGGTTTGAAGATTAAAACTAAAAACCACGTATGTGTTGGTGTAGATACTTCTGGCTCAGTATCAACTAATGAGTTGATAGAATTTATGAATGAAATAAACCACATGCATAAGACGGGTCATAAAATTACAGTGGTACAGTGTGATACACAGATCACATCTATTGAAGACTTTAATCCTAAAAAGGATTGGGGTATTAAAGGTAGAGGAGGGACAGACTTCCAACCGGTGATTGATCACTACAACCAAAGTAATTATACAGCACTAATATATCTAACAGATGGTGAAGCTTATACTCCACAAAACTGTCCTAAGAACGCATTATGGGTTCATAGTAGTCAATGTAGAATAAATGAAGAGTTACCAGGATTAAAAATACAATTAAATTAAAATAAAATGGCAGAAGTAAATTTAAATATAGATGAATTAAAAGGGTTTGTTAATCACATGATAACAAACAATAGACATATAAGAAAAGAAGGTAAGAATCCTGTCTCAGTAGAAATACTTGGTGAATCAGGTATTGGTAAAACTTCTACGGTTATAGAGCTTGCTCAGGATAATAACCTAGACTTTGTAAAATTGAATCTATCACAGATAGAAGAGATAGGTGACCTTGTAGGATTTCCTGTACGTCAGTTCCAAATGTACAAAGAAAAGCAAATACCTGTAAAGAGCAATAGTTCTGATTTACAAATGGTAACAGCAACACAAAGAGCTGGAGGCGCTAGTCTTGCTAACTTAAGTACTACAAACACAGTTACAAAAAAAGTTGGTATGTGGGTAGATGAGTTAGCTGTGCAAGAATATCTTAAGCAAGGTTATATGATGACAGGCAAAAATAGAATGTCTTACTGTGCACCTGAGTGGATTGCTGATAAGAAGAAAGGTGGTATACTATTGCTAGATGACTGGAACCGTGCTGATATGAGGTTTATACAAGCTGTAATGGAGTTGGTTGACAGACAACAATATATATCATGGACATTACCTGAGGACTGGCATATTATATTGACAGCAAATCCAGATAACGGTGATTACATGGTAAATAGTGTTGACCCAGCACAAAAGACTAGATATATTACAGCTAATCTTAAGTATGATATAAATGTATGGGCTAGATGGGCAGAAGAAGCAGGTATAGATACAAGATGTATTAACTTCTTGTTGCTACATCCTGAACTTGTGACACAAGAAACTAATGCAAGATCTATTACAACGTTCTTTAATGCAATATCAAGCTTTGAAAAGTTTGAGGATAACTTAACATTGATACAGTTGATTGGAGAAGGTAGTGTAGGAGACGCATTTGCTTCAATGTTTACAACATTTATTAATAATAAGCTAGATAAACTTGTGACACCAATGGATCTGTTAACTCATGATAATGAAGAATATATTCTTGGAGAGTTAAAAGGCTGTATTGGTAATGGAGACACATATCGTGCTGATATTGCGTCTACATTAGCAACAAGATTTGCAAACTATGCTGTAGTATATTCTAAAGATAATACTATAAATGATAAAGTAACAAATAGAATTGAGTCACTTGTAACAAAAGATTACTTTACTAATGACTTAAAATATCTAATTGTTAGAACCATCTATAATGGTAATAAGCAAAAGTTTAGTAAGCTTATGATGAAACCTGAAGTAATTAAAATGACAATGAAATAATTATGAGTAAATACATTTTTAAAACTGTTCCTAAAAATGTATTAGATCATCACAACTTAGCAGACACTAGTAAATTACACTATGTGTCTGCTTATGGTGATCTAATGCCTGTTTATTTGGCACAGGATCCAACACTAAGAGATACGCTTGTAGAGAAACTTAAAAAATCTAATACAAGTACACTTGTTGGACAGGGATACAAGAAAGCTTTTATAATACCAGACTGTCCTGCAAAACTAGACAGAAT